TAACAACTGAAGTGAATGAATATGTAAAAGAAGAATGAATGAAAGTTATTTAACAAAGTTATGTAATCACTTCGCTGTTGGTAATTTAATTGTTAATGATTAACAGTATGTATTTTAATTTAATGATTGCAAGTATAAATAACTGTTGCGAATGATTGGGGGGTTTAAGGGGGCGTAGCCCCCTTCAATAAAGAATGAATAGTGAGTAACAAGTAGAGAGAATAGATAAGAGATAGATAGAACTATGAGTGTGATTGTTGAATCTAGTTTAGATAACTGTTGAACATAGTTGCATAATCACATTGTTAATTGTTAGTGAAACACAATGCTAAAGAAGAGTGATAACACCTGNTNACAACTGATAACAACTGATAACAACTGATAACAACTGGGAAAGTTGGTGGATAGTCTGGTGTTATTCGCAGAATGATTGCGATAAAAATAAGCAGTAGCCAATAGTTATTTCATCACGCTATCAAAGTCGCTATCAAATACTTTAATCACAATGAAATTGTGCGGAGATAGAACAGTTACAACTTCTTTTAGAAACAAGTTGTGAATGTAATCGTTGGTTAAAACGAATGACACCCCCACCATTAGATTGAATTACGCTGATGTACCCCCAGGTGAGAGCCATGGTTGAGCCTGTGGAGTCTAGGCAGTAGCCCTAAAATAGCGATATGGACGAAATCAAGCCCCTGTCTATGGCCTCAGAGCCATGTTCCTCAAATAGCTGCCCTTGCAAGGATAGCAACGAGGACGAATGAGCGCCTCAGACCACCTTTCCAGTGAGTTGTTCAACTCAGTTCCTCTATACAGAGGTGTCCGAGGACGAGAAGTACGCAAGCCTCTTGGTATGCACTGGTCATCTGAAAAAGGAATACCAGACAATATCTTTGCATCAGTAAACCACAACACTTTAAGGCCAGGACGCAGGGAGTCAGCCACAATTATCCATGGTCGTGTAAACAAGAATGCCATCATAGACATCACTTCTCGCTCAGGTAAAAAAATTGCTAAGGAGAACGAGATTCACGGCCCAGACTCTCCAGAGCAAGAGTTGACTGTTCGCCCAGGAGCTACTGTGCAAGTTACAGGACTTACCCGTAAAGTTGCTCGTGGAGCAGAGTATGAGTGGGATGAAAACAACAACGCCAAAATAAAGCCTGGCAGTACTCGCAAACGTAAAATTACCTATAACCCACCTCGCCAGGTAAGGGCCTAGTACCTCCCCTATCTAATATTTTTTTATCCTGTAACAGCCAGGCAGTAGCTCTATTCTTAGCCTAATGCGCCATGACCAATGGATGTGTAAGGGCTGTGGGAAGTTATTTGTCGTCCCTAGCCTAGCTAGATTATGCGAAGAGAGACATGAGGAGGATAACGCCCTATGAATCAACCTCCACTACCTGGCATGGGCAAAGACGCTATTAAAGGCAAGAAGAAGCCACCTGTCACTCAGCCAAAATTACCTGGCATGGGCTCAATGAAGCGTGTAAAGCCAGCAGAGCCAGAGACTCCGGTAGAAAAGCCAGCACGAGCTAAGAAGCCATCCTCTATGGCTAAGCTAGGCCAGGAGATGGACCAGGGTAATGTGCCTATGTACATGACCGCTAAGGAGATGACGACTCACCTAGATATGGGCGATGCTCCTATTGCTTTGGAAACACCTTTTGGTAAAAAGAAAAATGCTCTTCGTAAGCGTGTGGAAAACCGCACAATGAACAAGAAGCTCAATGAAGCTCGTGTAGGTAAAGCTATGAATGCCCACAGTCCTACTTGGAATGATGATGACCCTACCTTTATGGACTCTCTTAAAGAGAGAGGCTATGTCTATAGCGAGGGCGGCTCGTTCCCGGTCAGTATGCGTGGAGGAAGAAAAGGCATTTTGCATAACGGTCATCACCGTGTTGCGGCCTTACGCCATTTGAACTCTCAGCAATTCTTGCCATTACGGTGGCACCGATGAGCGCCCAAGATAATCTTTCTCAGCAATTGTTCCATGCTTCTCCTAACCAGTTGACCGTAGGAGATGTTATTAAGCCATCTGCTAAATACCGTGTCGCTCACGCTACAACTAGTCTTAAATATGCAACTGATTTTGGCGAAGCGCAGACGCATCCAGATATTTATAGCGAGCGAGGAGGACAAGCGCCTCTATTCGGTGCTGTTTACACCGTTGAGCCTATGGACAAAGACGAAATGAACAAAATAACTGAAGAAGAGACTGCTACTCGTAATAAAGAAAAAAATGTAGAAATCCCAGCAGAAAGCCATATGAGATTCTCTAAAAAAGGGTTTAAAGTAACTGGCTTACATAAAGTAACTAATAACTATAAGTCTTGGGGTATACCAAGCCACGAAAAAAGAAACAAATGAGCGCCCCAAGGATTGTACTTTCTCAGTAACCGTACTAGTGTCTCCTTATGACACTGAAATTGATTGGCGCTTTCGTATGTGGTTGGATAGTCTCATTCGTACAGAACAAGGAGTACAAATGAGCGATTTTCTTGATAAGAAAGATTCCCCAGAAGAGGTTAAGAATCTTCGTAAATTGGGCTGGATGACTCAGGACGAGTTCCTAGAGCGCTATAACTTAGCCCTCAAGCACTACCTCTTAGAGCACACCTATCTCGGTAGATATAAAGATAAGCTGCACCATCCAGAGGACATCATGATGAACATCAGCACCTTTAACGAGGTGGCTTATCACGTCCTCGTTGCATTTGGGACGGCTCCGGTCAAAAAGGAGAAATAATGTACGAGTACTTAGAGAATAAACCCTATAACCACTCACAGGTTAAGGGTAAAGATTGGCATCAACCAGAGTTGCCTTTTCACGAGCCCCATTTATATAAAGCAAAGCCGCATGAACTCTCCCCTAAAGAAGAGTTCTACAGCAATGTCTCTAAAAAGCCGCAGAAGCCAGACCCCGCTACTGTTGAGGCAATCTTACAAACTGAGGAGGAGCTTTGGAACAGCTAGGTTTTGATTACCACAAGGCAATGACAGAAGGTCATGGCTATAACGAAGAGATTGCTCGTCGCCTAAGAGCAGAGGGTATTCGTTGCACAGTTCCTGAGTTAACTCTAGTAAGTAGCGCAGCAGAGATTGCCCATATGACTAAAACCGATAAGGACATCATCTGCGATGACCTAGATATTGTTTTGGAAGTTAAGAGCCGCTCACTACGCTTTACCGGTGTAGTCAAGAAGTTTCCTGATTGGGGTATCATCGTAGATACAGTATCTGGCTACGATAAGAAGGAAGTTAAGCCATATGCCTACATCATGATCTCTCAAGTGACTCAAGAGGTTTTAGTTGTTCCAACTAGCTCATCCCCCACTTGGACCAAAGAGAAACGCTTTGACCCATTTAGAAAGCATTGGGACACATTCTACAAATGCGAAAAAGATTACTTCATGACATGGGAAGAGTTCATCACTGATTTAAAGGGGAAGTAATGAAAACAGGAGAGCACGCAAGTTACGCCGCAATCAATGGCAATGAGGATATGAGTTGGACTGACCAAGCATCATGTATTGGAACTGACCCAGAGGCCTTCTTTCCAGAAGACCGAGGTAGCGATTACGTTCCAGAGGTCAAGAGGATTTGTAAGGGTTGCCCTGTGCAGAGTGATTGTCTGAGCTTTGCGGTGCGCTACCGAGTACAGGGCTATTGGGGTGGCACCACCGAACAGGAGCGTCGTAGGTTAAAACGGTACGGATTGGTTAGTTGAGCTGTTACTGAGAGAAAAGCATGGGGCGGCGTTTAATACTCTTCCAAAAACTCCTGGGATTCAACCTTACGGCTATGCGTTCTTTCTCCATGACAGTTTGAGCAGACCAGTTCACATTTATCAATCTCAGTCTGTATCACTTGGAGCGAGACGCCCTCACGTACTAAATTGGAGATAGCACCACGCTTACCTTCTAGCACATGGTCAAATTGCATGATGTAAGGCGGGTATACATTCCCACAATCCATGCAGGGCACATTCGCCTTCACATCGTCCACATAGGCTTTATTACGAAACCTAATCTCTTTATTCCTAACGGCTACCCTTGCTTTTACCTGCTCAGCATTCTTGGCGTAGTGCCGTCGTCCTGCCTCTAATTGTTTTGCTTTATCCGTAAATGGCATGCGGTAGAGCTTACACTATGTTCATGATTGAACAGGGAACTATCTTCGGCGGTTGGGAAGAACACCGTCCAAAGTCAAAGGCCGAACCTGAGCCTGTCCCAAATCGTGCCAACCTTCGGGAAGAGCTTCAATCCGGTCACTTGCCTATGTTCATGACTGGTCCAGAGATAAAAGAACATTACGCTCCTAATGAATCCGATAAGAACCCAAAGCCAGGCAACATGTGGGAGAACGAGGATGACCACGAGCTCTGGTCTCGTAAACTAAAAGAAGCTAAGCAGACTGGTGTAGAACGCTACGGCAAAGATTCTTTTGAAAGAGATCGGACTGGAGCATGGAGAAGTCTGATTGGTCCTACCCTTGCTCGTCAAGGCGTTGGTCCAAACTCTTCTATTGAGTCTGTGTCACGTGATACGGGCGCTCCTCAAGGCTTTGTATCTCTTGCAACTGGCGTAGAAGGCTCTGGCAATAGGCCTCAGATTCTTGGAGGGCATCATCGTGTTGCTCTTGCAGCTGAGCAGTTCAAGGGTCATCTATTCCCTGTAAAACATTTTGATTCAATTAAGGAAGCAAAGAAAGAACGTGGTTATAGATAATGGCTTCATGTATTAAATGCGACCATACCTTGGATATGGGTGTCTGCGATGTTGACACCTGTAAGTGCATCTGCATGTCTAAAGAACTTGAGAGGGATAATCACTATGACCGTTAAGGTTTATGGCCCATACCCAGATAAGTCCAAGGGCGGACGCAAGCGCATGGTAAAGGTCAACAACGAGACAGGCAAGATGACCTCCACCAACGCAGCTCGTTACAAGAAAGAGCAGCAACTAGGTCGCAAGCTCCGCAAGGACGAGGATGTTGACCATACCGACAATAACAAGCATCACGATGGGATTAAAAATCTCAAAGTTATGAGCCACTCAAAAAACGTAGCTAAAGGCAACCAACATAGAAAGAAGAAATAAATGGCATTAGGTAATGTAGGAAACCCTGTCCCACCAGTAACAACCGCAAAAGAAGGCACAGCAGCACGCATGATTGAGGTTGCTCGCTCACAGGTTGGTGTTATTGAAGGTCCAAAAGATAATGAAACATTGTATGGCGCATTTACAGGTGCAAACTACCAAGCATGGTGCGGTTCTCTCATGATGTGGTGTGCAAAGCAGGCTGGAGTGACTATACCTAATACGGTATACACCCCAACAGGTGCCGCTGCCTTTAAGAAGGCTGGTAAGTGGGCAGATGCAGCAAACGCTCATCCACAACCAGGTGACCTTGTGTACTTCTCTTTTGTTCCACACGCACTACCAAATAGCCCTATTCAACATGTGGGGATTGTCGTCAAAGACAATGGAGATGGCACCATTACTACCGTAGAAGGAAATACAACCCCTGACTCAAAGCCCAAGGGTTCTCCGAATAACGGTGGCGAATGTGCAATGAATGTTCGTGGCTATAAGGTAGATAACAAGCGCCATCTATGGGCCTCTGTGGTCGGTTTTGGGCGCCCAGATTACGTTGGAGCCACAGACTCACACCCAGCCACTCCAGCAGCCCCTAAACCCCTCCCACCGTTCCCAGGACAGGTTAAGCCTGGCGATAAGGGTGATGCGGTCAAGCTCATCCAACAGGCCTTAGATTTGGACGCAGACGGCGAATACGGCCCTGCGACAAAGAAGGCAATTATTGCAATTCAGGACAGTCACGACCATTTGGACAGTAACGGCATCGTCGGACCTGCTACTTGGGCAGAAATCATGAAACATTTGGACTAATAGGACATTTCACCAACACCCCCTAGAACTGCTACTCTAGGGGGGTTCTTCTATTAAGGGGTGGACATGACCACAATCGTTGCGGTTCAGTACAAAGATAAA